GTGGGCGATACCCTGATGTGGATGGTGGCACCCCGGTAATCGGTTCCTATGATGCCCGGCCGCATGCAGCGAGTTTCGCAGCATGTCGGCCGCACAACGCATTCACGCATGGCTCCAAGGCCCACGCACCTATGCGCAGGGTCTTGAGCTGCTGAAGGCACACGGCACGCTGGATGCCGCCGACCTGTACTTCCTGGAGCTGGGCGAGACCAGTGTGAGCCGCGAAGAGCTGGTGGACCACCTGAAGGAGCTCCACCGCCTGCACGTGGAGAAAGCCCAGGTACTGCAGGTGCGCAACGTAGCCCCCCCCACGCCTACCAAGGCGGACATTGCCGCCGAGCGCAAGCAACAGGCCCGCGACCCGCGCAATGATGGGTTCAAGGAAGAGCAGCTGCCCCAAGCGCTGCAGGCCGTGCACGACCAGGCCAAGCGCGACCTGCGCGAGATGGACTACTACCGGCACCGCCTGGAAAGCCTGCCCAGCGACGAGGACCGCCTGCGCGATGCCCTCATCGTAGTGGAGCTGGACGACCGTATCGTAAGCGCCTACGCCCGCCTGGATGCGTGGAAGGCCACCGGGAAGGATCCCGGCGAAGCTGCACCGGCCATACAACCGGCAGCAACACGCAACAGCGTGGAGCTGGTGAAGCGGCTGAAGACCATTGAGAGCTACCTGAGCCGCGCCCGATCGGGCTCCCGCAAGGTATCCCCGGCAAAGAGCCAGCTCTGGGAGAAGGAGCGCGAAGAACTCAAGGCCCTCATCGATGCTCTTCCGGCGTAATGATATCCGCACCGGCACGTCCGAAGAGGACCTGGGCGCACCACAGCCCGAGGCGACACGTGTGGCCGGCAACGTAAGGAGCTCCATCGGCCACAAGAACAGCACCCTGCAGGAGCTGGTGGGCGCCTTGAACCACAATGAGCACATCCACCTGCCCAGCTTCGCCAAGTGGTCCATGCACGATATGCTCACGCATATCCTGGACCACACCGGCCCCGCCCGCGTGTGGATCACCAGCTGGACCATCACCGAAGAGCCTGTGCGCACCATCCTGCAGCACATGGAAGAGGGGCGCATCCTGTCCCTTCGAGCCCTGTTCAGCGAGCGCGTGGAAGCGATGAACCCTGCAGCTCACCAGCTGGCCAGGTTCAACCTGCAGGTGAGGCTTACCAAGATCCACGCGAAGTGCATCGTGGTGCTCAACGACAAGTGGGGCGTCACCGTGAGCGGGTCGGCCAACTTCACCCGCAACCCACGCATCGAGAAGTACGTGGTATGCACACACCGCGAGCAGGCCATCGCCGAGCGCACCTGGATCGATGCCGTGATGGACGGCGCCAAGCCCTTCGACCATGAATGAGGAAGAACTGAAGGAGGCCGAGTATTTCGCCAGCCTGCTCCTCACGGACGAAGAGCTGAACGACGTGCTGGAACTGCCCGCCATGACGGTGCAGCGCGCACTGTCATCACGCGATAACGAGCTGGGCAAGGCCATCCGCAAAGGGCGCATGCTCACCAAGTGCGAGCTGCACGAAAGCATTCTCACCACCGCCCGCAGGCACAGTACACCGGCCCAGCAAATGGCCGCGGACCTCCTGCGGAAGATCGACAGCCAATGAGGACCAACCTGACCGAAGCCGAGGCCATTGTCGCCTGGCTGCACTTGCCAGTGGCCGATCGGGCCGAAAGCCCGCTCGACCACAAGCAGATGGAGCTGTTCGAACGGTGGAACGTTGCGGACAACCTGCTGCGTGAGCACATGAGCGAGCGCAAGGTGCTCCCCATGCTCATGGAGAAGTTCGGCTACAGCGAGAGCACAGCACGCCGCGACCTGGACTGCGCACGGCGCGTATGGGGCACCCGCCCACGCACCGACAAGGACTACCTGGCCAACATGCTGGTGGACTACCTCACCGAGACCATGGTGCGCGCCGGCAAGGCTGGCAAGTTCGGCGAGGTGGCACGCATTGCGAAGGTCATCATCGACGCCGCCGGCATCGGTCGCAAGGATGATGTACCGGTAGACCCATTGGAACTGAAGCGACCAGTGGCGCTGCAGCCAATGTACCTGCCGGAGACTATTGGTGGCACGCCCATGTCGGAGCTGGACCGTCGCGCATTGTTCGACCAGGTGCTGCGCGAGAAGCGCGAGAAAGGCCTGATCGAGATGGGCACCATCGCAAAGCTGGCAGACAGCCCCGACGACGATGGAGGCCACTAAGGTCCACTACAACAAGCCGCAGCTGCGGGCAATGGCCATCATGGCCCAGCACGTGCGCGCTATCTGGGGCAGGGGCACCGGTAAGAGCGACGGGCTACTTGCGCCCTTCGCGGTGAACAACATCTTTCAAATGCCTCGCTCGATGGGCGCCATCGAGGGCCGTTCGTTCGCCCAGATACTCACTCGCACGTTGCCGCCTTTCGTTCGCGGACTCGAGCGCCTGGGCTACCGGCTCAACAGGGACTTCGTTATCCGTGAACGACCGCTGAAGGGGTGGGAGAACCCACTGTTCACCCCGCTGGACTGGCACAATGCCTTTGCGTTCCGCAACGGCAGTGCCGGCATCCTGGTATCGCAGCAGAACCCCGGCAGCGCCAACGGCCCCAGCATTGACTGGGTCATTGCCGACGAGGCCAAGTTCCTCAAGAAGGAACAGCACGATGAAGAGCTCATGCCGGCCATGCGTGGCAACAAGGATAGGTTCGGCCACCTGAGCTGCCACCACAGCACATGCCTGTCAACCGACATGCCCACCAGCCCATCGGCCAGATGGATACTCGAGGAGGAGAAGCTGATGGACCCCAAGCTCATCGACCTCATACTGGCGACCCAGTTCGAGATCAGCAAGAAGCGCCAGGCCATCGCCGATGGCACAGTTAGCGCGGCATCCGCTCGTGTGTACCAGAGCCACATCCGCACCCTCGAAGACCAGCTGAACATCCTGCGCAAGGGCACGCTCTACTTCACCATGGCCAGCAGCCTGGACAACATCGAGGTGCTGGGTGTAGAGTACATCCACCGGATGAAGCAACTGCTGCCAGACTACCTGTTCCGCACCAGCATCCTGAACCTGCGGCCCGATCGGGTAGAGGGTGGCTTCTACCCTGACCTGGACGACGATGTGCACACCTACTTCCCCAGCGAGAGCAAGTACGTGTACCAAGCCGGGAACGAGATCTTCACAGGCGAGAAGGAACTGAGCGACTGCAGGCAGGATGGAGACCTGGTGGAAGGCATACCATTAGACCTGGCCCCTGACTTCGGTGCATCATTCAATTGCTTGGTGGTAGGCCAGCTGTTCGAAGACTTCAACATCTTGAACCAGGTGTTCGTCAAGCATCCACAGAAGATCCGGGACCTGGCTCGGAAGTTCCACGACTACTACCAGTTCCACACACCACGGTATGTGGTGATCAACTATGATCACACCATGGTGGGTGAGGATGCGGTGAGGGAGTATGGCTTCATCCTGGAACTGAAGCGTGAGCTAGAATCGCTGGGCTGGGAGGTGGAACTGTTCTACATCGGACAGGCCCCTGGTCACCATGAGAAGTATGTATTCTGGGGTAGGCGCTTTGCCGATGCTGATGCAGAGCTACCGAGCGTGCGCTTCAACGCCATCAACACAGAACCGACACGGTTATCGATGCGCCTGGCTGGTGCACGGCAGACACGTCGTGGGTTCGAGAAGGATAAGACCGACGAGAAGAACCCGGTCGCCGACCAGGCAGAGACCACCCACCTATCCGATGCCTGCGACCTGCTGGTGATCGGTAGGTTCCTGCGCCTCGGTGCAGGTAGCAGAGTATCTGTGGGCCTCACCTTCGGCTAGCATCAACTTCACGCACGTCAGTGTACAGGGGCCACGGCACCTTGTACAGATATCCCCGTGGGAGGGGCCGGCAGCTGCCAGAGCGCGACAGAGCGCCGCGCGGGCTAACGCCGTTCCGTGACCGTGCTGGGGCACGGTCACAGGCTCAACCGGCACAGCGCCAAGGGTTTACCACCATTGGCGCTGGTGCCGGTGTAAATTGCCACGACCACAGTAGCAGAAAAGCCACGCCCGGCACGAGTTACAGGCCGGGCGCTCCTTTCTTGTCGCGCCAAGAAAGGAGCAAAGAAGGCGCCCGCGGTGATCCCGCGGTGGTCCGCCTCCACCCACCCACCCGCGGCGGACCTGCTGTGCATGCACCGGTGCCTTGGACCGCTCCAGGGCTTGGGCCCCGGTGGTGGGGCCTTGGCCTTGCGGCGCAGTGCTTCTCCAGGGCATGGCCACGAGGCGCTCCGGGCTTCACACGCGGCGGCATGCGGCGCCGAACTACTCCTTGCGGGACCACCAGTGAACGGTAGCTGCTGCCCCTCTACTCGGAAGCGCTGGCCCCTTCTCCACACTCCGGCCCACTGATCCGGACCGCACTGTTGTAGCACGTGCCGTGGCCCGTACTGCTAAGGCCCCCTTGGCCGCTTCGGTTTTCCGGCTAGTTGACCCATAGCAAAGGACGCAGTGGCCCGCAGTGCCTAGTGCCATGCCCTTCACTGCGTTCGCCCTACGGGTTTCGCGTCATATCCTCCCTGCTCACGTAAAAGTTGAGCGGTCCGGTAAGCCACGAGCAGCATAGGCCCAGCGGTGCCCCTGCAATTGTCCATGCATGGTTCAACAACACCAAAAACCCTACACAACCATGGAGACCAAGCAGTATATCGGACACGGCACGAAGCACAACGAATGGGACCTGATCGACGTGGTCCTGGACGTGGAGAAGATGGAGCCGCACTTCTTCGAGTATGAGGGGAAGCGCTACCTGAAGTTCACGGTGGCGGCCCGCAAGGAGAAGAGCAAGTTCGGCAGCTCGCACGCCGCCTATGTGCGGGTGAAGACCGAAGCGCCCGCCGAAGTGGCCGAGCCCCCTGCGGAGAAGCCCAAGCGGACCCGCAAGGCCAAGGCCTGACCCACCACCAGGGACCGGGGCCCGGAGCGATCCGGGCCTCGGTGCATGCTTCGCTGTGGAAGAGCTACGGAGGGGCCGCCTCCCACCCGCCCGCCCGGCGGCCCTGAAACGCTACGGTAGCATGGGCAGTTGTGGCACTTCGGGAAGGGTGGTATTGGTGTGACCAAAGGTTGGAACGGAGGCGGAACGGGCTGCGTAGATAGACCCATGGGCCTCAAGGACCGCGTGAACATCCTTCGCCATGCTGCGCATGTTATGGCGAAGCATGTTCACATCCTCCTTGCCCTCATCCGCCTCCATTCTCCGGGTATCGGGTCAAACCAATACCACAGACCGATGGATAAGCAGATGCAGTTGGAGTTGACCTTGGTGAACGAGGTGGAGATCATTTACCGGAACAGGCTGCGGGAGGAACGGCCCTTGGTGAGCACCAGTGCCGCCACTTACGATATCCTGCTGCCCTTCTTTGAGCAGGCCATGGAGACCTATGAGGTGTTCTACGTGGTGATGCTGGACCGGGGAAACCGGGTGAAGTGCGTGTTCAAGGCCAGCCAGGGAGGGCTGCACGGGACCGTGGCGGACCCGAAGGTGATCTTCGCGGCCTCGCTGAAGTGCCTTGCGAGCAGCATCATTGTGGCGCACAACCACCCCAGTGGGCAGCTGCGACCGAGCGAGGAGGACATCCGGCTGACGCGGAAGCTGGTGGATGGGGCCAGGCTGCTGGACCTGGCCGTGCTGGACCACGTGATCATGACCAGGAACGGCTACTACAGCTTCGCGGACAACGGGATGCTGTAGGCGGTAATCGGTTCCTATGCCACGGGAAACCCGCGCCGGACCTTGGCGCCATGGTTTTGGGGGAAGCGCTTCAGGTAATGGACCAGGTGGATGGGAGGGGTGCCCCGGTGCCCTTCTCCATCAGCTGGTGCACGCTGGACCGCACGAGGCGCACGGGCGGTAAGGTGAAGCACCTTGCCGCTGCGGTGCGCTGCGGCGCGAGCCACAGTCTGCAGCGCAACCGCCAGATAGCCGTGAAGCCGGCCGACGGTAGCGGACACCCCACCCCTGTACACCTGCGCCTGATCCTGCGGGTGAACGGCCAACCCGTAATGTGATGCTGACCGATGTAAGCGGCAACGGATCACTGCTCTTCCACCAAGGTGTGGGAGCGCTGATCACCATGGAGGGGCGCACACGTGGCGGCCGCTTCGGACCCACAAGCACGGAGTACGACAACCCACTGGTGACCAGCACCGGCGAGGTGGCCCTTTGGGGCAACAACAACCTGCGGCCGCAGCAGGTGGTGGAGGAACTGGACCGGAGCGACCTGCTGCGGCCCCTGATACACAAGTGGGCGAAGCGCCTGATCGGGCAGGGCCTGCTGTACGGCACCAGCGAGGTGGACGAGAACGGCGAAGAGAAGCGCCGGGTGATGCAGGTGCTGGAGATCGACCAGATCCTGCGGCGCACGAACATCATGCTGTACCTGCTGGAGAGCGCGATCGAGTACAAGACCCACGGCAACGCCTTCGCGGAGCTGCAGACGGACTACGATGGGAAGGTGGTGGGCCTGTTCAACCAGGAATGCACACGCACCCGCCTGAGCCGGAAGAACAAGAAGACGGGCCGGATCGAGAACGCCTACCTGAGCGGCAAGTGGGCCAACGGCGCCAGCACGACGAGCGAGGACACGATCACGCTGCCGTGCCTGGACCCCTACTACGACCCCAGCGGGCAGGTGCTGAAGAGCAACCAGGGCCGCTTCATTATGCCCCTGCGCGTACTGCTGGACGATGCGGACTACTACGCGAAGGGCGACTGGCACGGCCTGATCGATGGCGGCTACCTGGACCTGGCCGCCGCCATCATTAAGACCAAGCTGTACCTGACAGTGAACCTGGCCCACATCAAGTACCATGTGGAGATCGGCCAGGAGTGGTGGGAGCTGGCCTACCCGGGCTTCAGCAAAATGAAGCCAGAGGACAAGAAGGCCAAGCGCGAGGAAGTGCTGCGCGCCTTCAACAACTGGATAGCCGGGCAGGAGAAGGTGGGCCGCACGATGCTGACGGACATGCTGATCGATGAGCTGGCCGTGCCGGGCAAGAAGGAGTACCGCAGCCTGTGGAAGATCAACGCCTTCAAGCTGGACATACCCACCGGCGCCTATGTGGAGGACAGTGCGGAGGTGGATGCGAAGATCATCCGCGCCTTTATGGACCAGAGCCTGTTCGGTGCCACGCCGAGCAAGGACCGCAACAGCAGCGGCAGCGGCAGCGACAAGCGCGTGGCGCACAGCATTGAGGTGATGGACAACCAGGTGGACGCCCAGATACTGCTGAGCCCGCTGGATGTGATGGCCGACACGCACGGCTGGCACGAGAAGTATGGCAAGGGCAAGCTGCTGAAGTTCTGGTTCAAGAGCCTGCACGTGGCCACGGCCGACAAGACCGCCGGCATGGTGTACCAGAAGGACCCGAACACCCCGACACCACCGAAAGCCTGAGCCATGCCACTGTTCACCACCACCGACGAGCTGAAGGCGCACTACCCTGCCCGGGTGACCTTCGACATGGACGACCTGGCGCCGACGCTGAAGAGCGTGGAGCAGGAGTACCTGGTGGAGATGGTGCTGGGGCAGGCGCAGTATGACCTGCTGCAGGCCGCCTACAACGCGAGCATTGCCAACAGCCCCACCCCACTGCCCAGCGACATGGCCGCCCTGCTGGAGCGCTGCCGCCCGGCGGTGGCGAACCTGGCGATCTACCACTTCACGGGCTTCGGCAACGTGGAGTTCAGCGCCGGGGGACTGGTGGTGGGCCAGAGCGATGTGAAGCGCCCCGCCAGCGAGTGGCGCACGCGCGACCTGGAGCGTGCCGCCCTGCGTGCCGGCTACCGTGCCTTGGACGTGCTGCTGAGCTACCTGCAGGCCAACGCCGCCACCTACACCACCTGGAACACGAGCGAGCAGGCCGCAGCGCTGCGCGCGGGCTTCCTGCGCAGCACGCAGGACCTGAACAATGTGGTGCGGATAGGCAACAGCGGCTACCTGTACACCAAGATGCTGCCCACGGTGCGCCGTGTGGAAGAAGGTGCCGTGGCTGACACGCTGTGCAGCACCACCTACCGCGACAGCCTGCTGACGAAGATGACCGCCGGAAGCCTGAGCGCCACCGAGAAGAAGGTGGTGGAGCTGGTGAAGAAAGCCAGCGGGCACCTGGCCATGGCCGACGCCATTGTGGAGCTGAGCCTGGGCATGGACGAGCGCGGGGTGTGGACCTTCGCCAGCCTGCTGGGCGGACAGACCAGCGGCGGCCCCCAGACGGCCAGCGATGCGCGCCTGCAACAGCGCATTGACCACCACCGCAACCTGGGCAACGGCTACCTGGACAAGCTGCGCGACGAGCTACAGCTGCAGGCCGAGGCCGACAGCAACCACCCCTACCGCAGCAGCGCCTGCTACGTGGACCCCACGGCAACGCCGACCGAACGATTCGACACCAGCGGCCCGGTGGGCGGCTTCATGTGAATGCGCATGCTACTGACCATAGCACTAGCCACATGCCTCGGATGCACCGCCCCACGCGACTCAGCCGAGCACTTCGCCAGGCCGAAGTACGACCTGCGCACCAGCCCCAAGGACAAGGGCAACAAGCCGGCCGTGGCGCAGACGTGGTGGAGCAGCCTGTGGTTCTGGCAGCGCCGCAACGGCAAATACCCGATCAAGGAGAAGCCATGAAGGACCTGAAACCCGACAGCAGCGTGCTGCCCACGTGGATGGCCACGGTGTGGGGCCATCTGCGCCAGGCGTTCCTGATCGGGGCGTTCGCCGCGGGCATTGTGGTGGCGGCCCTGAACTGGTACCGGGAGACCTTCCCGCCCGCTGAACCCGCCACCGCCGAACAGATGGCTGGGCAGATGACCGACCTGCGCACGGAGATGGCCCTGATGGCCCACGATGTGGTGGAGCTATCGCTGGCCACCTACACCGACAGCCTGCGCCAGGTGCGCAAGAACATAGAGGACAGCGTGGCGCGGCCCGTGTTCAAGGCGATACTGGACCTGGACAGGAGACTGACCCGCATAGAGCGCGGCCAACAGGCCGCCGCCACAGCACTGGACGCCCATAGAGCCACCGCCGAGGCCAGCAACCGCGAGCTGCTGGACCGCCTGAGCGCACAGAGCAAGGACGACCGCATACTGAACGCCCTGGAGCGCTTTGAGGACCGCTTGGACGAGATGGAACGCAAGCTGCCCGCAGGGAAAACGACCAAACAGAAGTTCTGACCACCCATGAATGATCACTTGCATATGATCGGACCCTGGGGTTGGCTGGGCTGGGTGCTTTTTGCCGGGTGCCTGATGCTCTACTACCGCCTATGGACCAGCAGCAACGCCACGGAGCTGCGCCAACTGAAAGAGGAACTTGAGAAAGCCCGGCGCACCATTGCCGAGCTGCGCACCCTGGAGCTGACCCTGAAGAACCGCAACGAGGAGCTGAACGCGGCCCATGCGCGCCTGCACGGCGAGTTCCTGGAGCTGCGCGGCCAGTTCCAACAGCTGAACATCGCCTTCGGCAAGCAGGGCGAGGTGGTGAGCCGCCTGATGGAAGAGCTGAACCGCGAGCGCAGCCTGCGCGACCAGCAATACGGCGAGCTACTGAGGAACAAGGCCAAGAACGGAGAGCTATGAGGAAGACGACCAACCCCGACGCACTGCGCCAGGCGATACTGGCGGCAGCACTGGCCGAGATCGGCTACATGGAAACGCCGCCCAACAGCAACCGCACGAAGTACGGCAAGTGGTTCGGCTGGGATGGCGTGGCCTGGTGCGGCATGTTCGTGAGCTGGTGCTACAACAAGGCCGGTGCGCCGCTGGGCAACATCGGATTCCCCAAGGGCTTCGCGGGATGCCAGACGGCCGCGGCCTTCTTCCTGAAGAACGGCCTGACCGTGACCGATCCGCAGCCCGGCGACATTGTGCTGTTCGACTGGAACGGCGACCGGCGCTACGACCACACGGGCATCTTCGTGAAGAAGATGACCGCCACCCACTTCGAGACCGTTGAGGGCAACACCAGCCTGACCAACCAGAGCAACGGAGGCACAGTGATGCGCCGCACGCGCGCCTTCAAGAACGTGCTCTTCTGCCGCCCCCGTGTACTGAGACCCTAAGCCCCACACCCATGAGCACCCGCCACGTTCTTTTCCTGTTCAGTTCAGTGTTGCTCGTGGGGGCCTGCAGCACGCCCCGTAAGGCGTGCGAGCGGGCCAACCGCCATATGGCCACGGCCGTGAACCTGTGCCCGGACCTGCTGAAGGCCACCGAGCGGGTGGACACCGTGCATGTGTACGTGCCGGGCAGCGCCGGAGCGGGCGAAGGCACCTACACGCAGGCACAGATGGACAGCGTGGCCAGCCTGTGCAGCCAGCTACTGGCCCTGGCACAGCGTAAGGTGAGCGAGGCCTACGCCGCCAACCGAGCGCCGAGCACCGTGGAGCCCGTGGTGCAGCGGATGCGCGCCCACCTGTGCGACCTGGACCCGGTGCAGGTGAACGACAGCGCCCTGAACCTGCGCATATGGACCCAGAACGGCCAGCTGCGCTACTGGTACCACGTGCTGCCCCAGGTGGTGAAGACCCAAGTGAAGACCGTGCAGGCCCAAGTGGTGGCCAAGGAATGCCCGCCGCCGGGCGTGGCCAGCTGGTACCGGACCGCCTTCTGGTGGCTGGTGGCCCTGCTGGCCGTAGGCGTGAGCGTGGTGGTGCTGATGGTGTGGCGCGGCATGCGCAGCATTCCGGTGATCACCCTGATGGTGGCCGCGAGCATGGCCAACGCCCAAACGGACACCACGCGGCACGCCCGATGGACCAACCAGGCCGCGATGCACCGCGATGGGCGCGGCTGGCACGACCTGCCGCCGCCCATGAACATCGTGAACGCGGGCTTTCTGCTGGAGCAAAGCGCCACCACCCGCCGCGATGCCACCTACCTGACCCTGACCGGGCTGGCGGTGGGCGCCGTGATGTACACCCAGAACACCGCCGTGGGCATAGGCATAGGAGCGCTGAGCCTGGGCTACAGCCTGCGGCTGGACCTGCGCAGCCTGAAGAGCCAACGCAAGGCCGCCCAGCTGATGCAGCTGGGCTACCGCGCCGAGAACCTGTACGACGTGGTGCCCGATAGCATTGACGCACACCCGCACCTGCGGATCATAACACGCTGAGCCATGCACACCCTGACCGTGCTGGGCACCAACCCGAAGGACCCCGCCGAAGGGCGCGACTACAGCTACCCTGCCCAGTGGAGCGAATGCACCATTGCGCAGCTGGGCCTGGTGGCCGCACTGACCAGCGTGGGCATAGACCCTGATGCCGACGACGAGACCCGCGAGCGGGCCATGGCCCACGTGCGCCTGCGCCTGCTGCACGAGCTGACCTGCATGGCCGATGCGGTGTTCGCCAAGATCGAAGTGACGGACCTGCTGAGCGTGATGGCCGATGCCGATGGCGCCGAGCGCGTGGCGCTGCTGCCCAGCCTGGACTGGTGCTTTGCCGAGCCCTTGTTCGATGAGAGCCTGGTGCCCGAGGTGGTGGTGCGTGGCACCCGCTACCAAGGCCCCACCAAGCGCCTGGGCCGTTTCAGCCTGAAGCAGTGGGGCATGTGCGACCTGTTGATGGGCCAGCTGGCCAAGAGCGCAGACCCCAAGGACCTGCACCACCTGCTGGGCGCCCTGTACCACCAAGCGGGCACCGAGTGGAACAACGAGGGCATTGAGGCCCGTGGCGCCGAGCTGGCCAAGCTGGACGACCGCACGAAGCTGGCCGCCGTGATGAACTACCGCGGGCTGCGCGCCTGGATGGCCCGGAAGTACCGCGCCGCGCACCGGGGCGGCAAGGCCGATCCGCACGGGCTGCAGGGCATGGTGGTGCGCCTGGCCGGACCCAAGTTCGGCACGGTGCAGGAGACCTACAGCGCCAACGTGCACGACGTGCTGGTGCACGTGGAGCAGAGCATTGAAGAGGCCCAGCGCCAGAACAACACCCCCAAGGCATGAACCCGCGCACGCTGTACATCGCCTTCATGGAAGACCTGGCCAAGCGCCACGTGGACATTGCCCACGACCCCGCGAGCAAGAGCACCACGCGCTTCTTCCTGGAGCTGGACTACGAGAAGCTGCTGGGCTGGAACGAACCCCAGAACAAGGGCTGGAACCTGGTGCTGATGGGCTTCGAGACCCAGAGCGACGACAACCGCCACGGCCGGCGCGTGGAGAAGGTGAGCTGCATCTTCGACATACTGAAGCACAGCAAGGGCGACGACCCCGTGGCGCTGCAGCTGCTGTACGACCAGGCCCGCGAGATCGGCGAAGAGGTGCTGATACGCGCCCGCGAAATGCAGGACGACCCGTGCAGCGCCATCGATGCCCGACAGGTGAGCGACGGCATCACCATTCCCTACAGCTTCCGCATGGGCACCAAGCGCACCATTGAAGTAGGGCCAAGGTGGAACAACTACTTCGGCTACCGCTTCGACATAGAGCTGATGCTGGACGCCGGCGTGAAGGCCGCGAGCACCGGCGCGAAGTGGCGCAGCCTTGCCGGAGACCCTGAACCCACGCCCTGACCATGAGCCTGACGATCATACGCGACACCCCGCCGATGACCCCCGTGCGCGACCGCGCCTGGATGGAGGTGCAGTGCGTAGGCTATTTGACCGCGATGTCGCAGCTGAGCGAGGTGCGCATTAGCCTGATCAACGACCCGGGGGATGGATACACCATCTACTTCACCCTGCCCAACGGCGACACTACCACGCTGCGCGCCGTGGTGACCACGCCGGACGACAGCGGCACGCAGTACCTGATCGGCGCCACCACCACGGACACCTACAACAACCTGCTGGCGGCCGCACAGGCCAACCCCTACCTGAGCCAGTGGTACCAGATGGAGACCGTGGGCAGCGAGATGATGCGGCTGCGCGCGCGGCAGGTGGGCGCCTTCGACCCGCTGATCACGTGGGACGTGCCGCCCTGTGTGGCGCTGAGCGGACAAGTGGCCGGCACGCCGGGCACCTTCCAGCCCGCCTACACGGCGCAGGTGGCCGTGTACCTGGAGGAGTTCTGGGACAGTGGCACCTACGTGCGCCTGCCGCCGGTGGAGAAAGTGCCGGACCCCAACTACCGCGCCCGCTGGGACCTGGCCAGCCTGCTGCGGCCCTACGTGAAGAAGACCATGCTGGCCGACTGGCCCGCCTACGGGCTGGACGAAGTGGTGACGGCCACGGGCATCTTCCGCCGCTACTACGTGGACCGCTATGAGCGCTTCGGCCAACCCCCGAGCGACCGCAAGCTGCAGCGCAGCGACGTGAAGCTGGCCTGGTACGCTGGCAGTCGCAACCGCGACAACAACACCAACGACGAGCTAGGCGGCCTGCTGCGCTACACCCACCGCACCACCCCGTGGATGACCTACCGCGACCGGGGCGGCAAGCACGAGGTGAGCGCCGCACAGCAGCACGTGCTGGGCTGGTACCGCAAGACCGATCGGGAGGACGACGAGCCGATCCGCATGGTGAGCACCGTGTTCTACACCGATGGCACCAGCAGCGCAGGCCCCAACGTGGACGACAGCGCGATCACCTGGAACAAGGGCGAGGTGGCCTTGTGGCCCTGCGGCTTCGATACCTTGGAGCTGGGCGACGTGCAGCCCACGAAGACGCCCTACAAGTACACCGTGAAGCTGGTGGACTTCGGCGATGCGGACCTGACCGAGGTGCACACCTTCTGGCTGGTGGACCCTGATGCCAACGAGCTGCACCTGGAGTTCGTGAACAGCCTGGGCGTGGTGGAGAGCATGCGCTGCGTGGGCAGCTGGGAGCAGGCCCTGGACGCCCAGTACGAAGACCTGGTGACGCTACGCGAAGCGGACAACGGCAACCTGCCACCCAGCACGGGCGCCGACACGCGGCCCCTGCTGCTGGGCGTGACCGCAACGCTGCAGGTGAGCACCGGCTACGTGGACGAGAAGGAACACTTCGCCCTGCTGGACATACTGAGCAGCCCCGAGGTGCGCCTGGTGGACCACCTGAACGACCGCAAGCTGCCCGTGCGGCTGGTGCCCGGTACGCACAGCCTGCGCCGCAAGGGCCCCGACGTGAACGAGCACCTGTATGCCCTGAACCTGGCACTGGTGGAAGGTGACACCGAGATGGCCTGGGGCGATCGCGCCCTGCTGCCCCGCATGGCCAACCCCACCACCTACCCCGTGCCCAACGTACCCCAGCCCTGATGCTGAAACTGGACGTGAACGGGACCGGCCTGCAGCTGCGCAGCGGCACCGATGCCCCCATGGAGCTGGTGCCGCCCCTCTTTGCCGATGGTATCGAGGACAGCTTCAGCACACCCTTCGAAGTGCCCGTGGACGGCAACGAGCCGGTGCTGGGCCACGTGCAGGAGCTGAGCCTGCGCGAGCGCGACCTGGTGCTGCGCCCCGCCGAGCTGCACCACGAAGGGCTGCGCCTGCACAAGGGCGAGCTGGTGGTGCTGGCCAGCACGCCCGACACCGTGCGGATGAGCTTTGTGGAGGACGCCTTCGCGGCCACGCTGAAGGGCGTGATGCTGCCCGATACGCTGCGCCAGGTGGTGCTGGACCGCCTGCTGGAAGAGACCGAAGAGGACACCGACCTGGACACGCGCCCGCTGTACGGCGAAGGTGGCAAGTGCCAGTTCCCGATGTTCCTGAACCCCCAGCAGTATGGCGACGAGCGGCCTAGCTGGAACCCGAACGCCAGCGCATGGGACGAGGAACGCGATTACGACCTGAACGACCTGGTGGAGTTCACGGAGCTGAGCACGATCGAACGCACGTACGTGTTCCAGTGCATTGATGCCGGTGGCACCAGTGCCGGAGAGAGCCCGAACAGCGCCCCCACCAAGTGGCGCCGCACCAGCTTCGGGCTGGTGAATGCCTGGAACAAGACCGACAGCACCCACTACCTGAACACGGTGGAGGCCGACTTCTACACCATGGTGCCGTGGTTCTACGTGAAGTGGGTGATCAAGCAGGCGCTAGCCAACCTGGGCTTTACCGCCAAGGGCACCTGGATGGACGACGAGGCCACGCACGAACTGCTGCTGCCCAACACCACCACCATAGACAGCGCCAGCCAGGCGGACCCGGACTACGGCTTCAGCGTGCGGCAGAGCACCCCGGTGTACTACACCCCCGGCGACGACTGGCGCGACTACCGCATTGCCTGCCAGGACGAGACCACCCCGCCGCTGAACGACGTGGACAGCATGTGGGACAACAGCGCCATGGAATGGACCTGCCCGGCCGCGGGCACGTGGGTGTTCCGGATCACGCTGCGTATGAACCGCAGTGTGATCGACCTGCCCGATGTGTTCGTAAGCGGAATGCGCGTGTACATGCTGGACGCGAGCAACACCCAGCGCGCACTGGTGACCCGGTACTTCGGCCCCGGCGAGGAGATATTCGCGGTGGTGGAGCTGGAGGCCACCATGAGCGCCGGTGATGTGGGGCAGGCCTTCCACTTCGCGGCACGCCAGAACGCCAGCTGGCCCAGTGGTGCCGGAGACCACTACACCTACGCGGCCATACAGGGTGTGCGCCAGGCCGACACCCCGGGCGTGTGCGTGCCCGACCAATACATCTACCCGCACCGCCATGTGCCCGACGTGGAGCTGGGCGCCTTTCTGCTGGCCTGGGCCGATGCCTACAACCTGAAGGTGACGCCCGACATGGACAACCGCACGGTGCGGCTGGACTACCGCGAGCGCGTGCTGCTGGAGGCCGATGGGCAGACCACCGAGCAGAGCCACCGCCAAGTGGGCACCCCTGAGCTGGACCACGAACGGCGCACGCTGGGCATGCGCCTGCGCTGGGAGGTGGAGAACAACGTGGCCGACGAGCAGGAGGAAGAGCCGAGCGAACTGTACTACAGCGAGGACGACCTGGTGCAGCCCAGCAGCGTAGGCCGCACCGCATTGGTGCTGAGCACCCGCAAGCTGCTGCGCAGCGCCTTTGTGGACGGCACCTTTGTGTGGCGGCAGGTGGGCTACCACATACCGGGCTTCGAGCGGGGCGACACCAACGAGGCCCGCGAGGTGGTGCCGGCCGTGGTGCCCCTGCACATGGAGCAGGTGTACCTGGACAGCTACGAGTACCTGGTGCCCGTGCTGGACCAGCAAGGCACCAGCGCCTTCTACCATGGCAAGGGCGAGCAGAGCACCATCTACGCCTGCCTGTACAAGAAAGGCCGCAGCGGCGATGGTAGCGTGACCAACGTGCCGCTGGCGCGCAGCTGGGGCTACGGATGGGACAACGCCGACCGCGCCGACAGCACCCTGCTGTGGGACAGCGAGGCCGCCGAGCTGCCCGGCATGTACCAGCGCTGCTGGCAGGCCTGGGTGGCCATGCTGCTGAGCGCCGAGCCAGTGACCATGGACCTGCTGCTGGACATGCCCTTTCTGCTGAGCAAGGACTGGCAGCGCTTTCTGCACATGCGCGGGCACCGCTACCTGTGCGAGCGCCTGCCTGTGAGCTACGGCACCACCCGCGCCGAGCTGGTGAGCCAGGGCGCCTATTTGCTGAAGCTGAACCCCTACCACCCGCAGCCCCTGGGCCGCACGGTGCCCAGCGTGCTGTTCACCAACAGCACCAGCGGCACCATGGAGATCTACACCAGCACGGGCTACGTGACCCTGCAGAACGAAGTGGGCCAGCGCACCGTGTTCACCACCGGCGACCCGCCCACGGGCTACATACCCGTGACCCTGGCCACCGCCGGGCAGTGGCGCGCCTGGAGCAGCGATGTGAACGGCAACCACCTGGGCAGGCTGATCCAGCTGATCTGGTTCGACCCGATCCTGAGCGCCATAAACCCCGCCGGGCTGGTGGACCTGGAAGGCCTGCAGGTGAGCGACAGCCCGATCACGGAACTAGCGCTGGAAGGCTGCACGGAGATGCGGAACGTGCAGGCCAACGGCTGCGCGATCGCCGATGTGGACCGCATCTTCAATGCCCTGAACCAGAGCCTGGCCGGAGGCACGGTGTTCGTGCAGGGCGGCACCAGCGCAGCACCCACCGCCGCCAGCCTGGCGGCGCGCACCGCGCTGCTGGCCAACGGCTGGACCATACTGACCAACTGAGCCATGGCCACCCCCGAACGCATGGACGCCTTTGTGGCGCAAGAGCTGGCCCAGTGGGCGCCCCTGCTGGAACAGCGCATGAAGGAACAGGTGAGCCGCCGCCGCATAGTGGCCAGCGGCGACCTGCTGCGCAGCCTGGCCGCCAAGGCCATGGGCACCAAGGAGGTGCAGCTGGCCTTTGCGAAGCACGGCCGCTTCCACGACATGGGCGCACAGGGCGGGTGGCGCAAGGGCGTGTACATGGGCCAGAGCCGCACCGACACGCCGAAGAAACCCAAGCCGAGCAAGTTCTACAGCCGCACCAAGATGGGCCTGTACGGCCAGCTGGTGAGCAACCTCGCGAACAAGTACGTGGACACCCTGGCCACCCAGGCCGCCAACCAACTACCCGATGGCCGTTAGGACCGAAGAACTGCAACTGCGCGTGCTGATCGATGGCACGCCCGCCCGCCGCGAGCTGGCCACCCTTGACCAGGAGTACGCCAAGATCAACAGCGAGCTGCGCGACCTGAAGCGCAACACCCAGGAGTACACCGCCGCCACCGCCCGCCTGGGCGACATACGGCAGCGGCAGGAGGCCCTGCGCAAGGAGATCGGCCTGACGAGCCTGACCGCCAAGCAGCTGACCGACGAGCTGCGCAACCTGCAGATAGCGAACCGCAACCTGACGCCCAACAGCGAGCAGTGGGCCGAGAACGCCCAGCGCATTGAACAGGTGAAGAACCGCCTGCGCGAACTGAATGACGTGAACGTGCGGGCACAGGCGGCATGGGAGGCGCAGCGCAAGGGCATTGCGCTGACCACCATGACCATGGAGCAGCTGGAGCTGGAGAGCCGCCGACTGGGCGCCCGCCTGCGCACGCTGGACCCCAACACGGACGAGTTCGTTAACCTGCGCCGCGAGCTGAACGCCGTGGACGACCGTATGCGCCTGCTGCGCACGGGCCTGGGCCCCTTCGGGCGCGCATGGGCCGAAGTGAAAGGCCAGATCCTGGGCGCCGTGGGTGTGCTGGGCAGCTTTGTGATGGGCGGCGCCGTGATCGAGATGTTCCGCGGGCTGGTGCGCGGCAGCGCCGAGCTGAGCGATGCACAGGCCGACGTGCAACGGACCACCGGCCTGACGCGCGACCAGGTGAACGCCCTGACACAGGACCTGAGCAAGCTGAACACCCGCACCGCCCGCAGCGAGCTGCTGGCGCTGGCCGCCGAGGCCGGTAAGCTGGGCATAACGGCCCGCGAGGACGTGCTGCAGTTCGTGCGTGCCGGCGACCAGATCCGTGTGGCGCTGGGCGAGGACCTGGGCGAGGACGCGATCACCAACATCGGCAAGCTGAACCAGACCTTCCAAGTGGGTGCCGCCACCGGCAAGAACCTGGAAGAGCAGATGCTGGCCACCGGCAGCGCCGTGAACGCACTGGGCCAGACCAGTACCGCACAGGAAGCCTACCTGGTGGACTTCACCACCCGCATGGCGGGCGTGAACACGCAAGCGGGCATCAACATCCAGAACACCCTGGGCTACGCCGCCGCACTGGACCAGCTGGGGCAACGCAGCGAGACCAGCAGCACGGCCCTGAGCCAGTTCACGCTGAAAGCCTTCCAGGAGACGGCCACCTATGCGCGCATTGCCGGGATGGGGGTGGAAGAGTTCACCGCACTGCTGAACAGCGACACCAACGAGGCGCTGCTGCGCGTGCTGGAAGGCCTGCAGGGCAACAACGAGGGCCTGACGCGCATGACCGCCCTGTTCAGCGATCTGGGGCAGGAAGGCGCCCGGGCCGTGGGCGTGCTGAGCAGCCTGGCCAACAACACCAAGCTGGTGCGCGAACAGCAGCAGGTGGCCAACCAGGCCTTTGCCGAAGGCACCAGCATTACCAACGAGTTCAACGCCAAGAACAGCACGCTGGCCGCCAACCTGGACATCATAGGCAAGCGGCTGGTGGGCGCCTTCGTGAACAGCGGCGTGGTGGCAGGCATCAACCGCGTGGCCGCAGGGCTGCGCGAGATGGTGAGCCCCAGCATTGCCGACGGGATCGAGAACGAACGGCAGGCCCTGTTCCGACTGTACAGCCAGATACTGACCACCAACGAGGGCAGCGCCGAACGCATCAAGCTGGTGAACGAGCTGCAGGCGAAGTACCCGCAGCTGCTGGGCAACCTGAACGCCGAGACCACCAGCAACGACGAGCTGGCCAAGGCCGTGGGTCAGGTGAACGAACAGCTGATCAACCGCATCATCATTGCGCAACAGCAGGAGCGCATCGATGACGAGATAGAGAAGATCGCCAGGGCACGGCAGGAACGCCTGGAGCGCGAGGACGACGTGCTGAAGCAGTTGGAGGCCACAGCGCGGAAGTATGGTGTGCAGCTACAGGCCGGCGCCAATGTGCTGGAGCAGAGCCAACGCACCTACGCGCTGATCAAGGAAGCACAGGACAAGCTGCTGCAGGGCCGCAGTGCGGGCGGTGTGCTGGTGAACGATGTGGCGCGGCTGGGGAACGCCATCTTCCAGCTGAGCGTGGCCCAAGCCCAGGAGAACGAGCGCAGCGCCGTGGGCAACCGCCTGCTGGAACAGAAGACCGAGCTGATGCAGCGCCTGGGCATAGAGGCCGAGAGCGCAGCCGAAGCCACCGGCGATGCCGTGAACCCGGCGCCGAACCCCGAGGGCGTGCAGGACGTGGTGACGCCCGGCGGACTGACCGACCCACAACGTCAAAAACTGGCGGAGCAGTGGGAGCGCTGGCGCACCGAGCTGGCCGAAGTGCGCGAGCGCCTGTACCAGGACGGACTGACCTCCGACGAGCGCGACCTGCGCCAGCTGGACGTGAAGCATGCCAACGAGCTGGCCCGCCTGATGGCGAACCAGGCCGCCACGCAGGCCGACCTGCTGGCACTGGATGCGGCACAGGCCCAGGAGCGTGCGGACCTGATCGCGGCCCAAGGCGAGGAACGGCTGAAGGGGTACAGCGAAGCGGCCGAGCGCATCCGCGAGGCAATGCTGAGCGATGCGGAGCGCGAGCTGGAGGACGAGGTGGCCAAGTGGGACCAACTGATCGCGCTG